GAAGGGGGTGCCCACGGCCGGCGTCGCGCGTTCTTCGTACGAGATTCGGTCTCACGCGAAGCGCGGTTAATAGAAGGCAATTTGACGTCCGACATGTGTTACTCCTTCACGTACTTGGCGTATTCCTCGAGAGGAACACCCAGCTTTTTAGCAATTGCCACTTGACTTGGGGTCAATTTGACAGTGCGGCGTGCTGTGTTGTTGATCCCGGAGGATCGTGAGGCAGGCGCAACCGTTTGCACGTTACGGCCCCTGCTCTGCGTATTTGAGCCAGTATCCCCAAACTTCTGGGGAAAAGCGTCTCGAATACGTTTGTCAAGTTCATCATAGTACTCATCCGAGCTAGGGTCAAATCCCTCAACTTGGATCAACTGACGATGGATACCCCAGGCAGCGTGAGTCATCACGTTGTCCCGGCCGTACCACTTGTTCTTCTCCGCCCATTCTTCAACTCGCGGGTCCACCTGCTGCTGTTGGGCAGGCTGCTGGGCCTGATACGCCGCCTGTTGCGCGGCTTGCTGGGCAAGATACTGCTGCTGTTGCAGGTAAGCCTGACGCTGGGCCGTGGCAGAATCAATCTGCCCCTGCTCCATCGTGAGCGCGGTCAGACGCTGCTGGGCCTCGGTTTCGGTGTCAATGTCACCTTCCTCACGGGCCTTGCGGATGATCTGCTTGAGGGCCACCGCCTGCGTCTCAACCCGGCTCTTGGCCTCAACCAGCCGCTCCTCGTCCGTACGGACATACTGCTGCTCGAGCTCCTGAGCCCGGGCCTGCACCTGCTTGGCATACTCCAAGGCCGCCTGCTCACGGCGCTGGGTCTCGCGAAGCCGGGCCGTCAGCTTGTTGATGCGCTTCTGCACCCCCTCGCTGTACTGGTCCAGTTCCTCTTCCTTGCGCGCCGATCGCGGCTCGTCTTCCGTCACTAGAGGCAACTTTGGGGTTTCCTCCTCAACGGGCACCTGTACGGTCGCGGGCTGTTCGCCCTCGCCGACGTTAAATTCCAACTGTTCGTTCATCTCGGATCTCCTTACCACATGTGAAGGACGTCTTCAGGATCGGCAACGATCCCCAAGACCTCATCGTCGTTAATCAAACGAATCTCCCCGCCATCGATCGGGATCCGCGCGCCGGCATAGCGGCCGAAGATGATCCAATCCCCCTCCTTGCACCACGGGCCGGTCGGGAACTTGACCTCATCGCCATAGGCGATAGGCCCAACCTTGAGGACATAGCCACACACCGTCGAAACCTGCTGCTTGCGCTGGGTCTCTTCGGCCAAGGCAATGCCACCCTTGGTCTTCTCCGCACCCCGGTAGGGCAGGATCGCAATGCGCCACCCGGTCGGAGTGGGGATGCGGTTGAGTACCGCCGCATGGAGCTTGTCGGGCTTGAGCCCTTCGGCCGTGTAGGCATCTTCCAGGGATGGAACATGCGCTGCGGCCTCTTCCGCCCACTTCTTCTCTAAAGCCGTGGGCTCTTTAACTATCGCATTCACGTTGGTTCTCCTTTAGATCAAAAAGCCGTCGTCATCCGTTCGAGACTTCAGTAGTCGCTTTACGGAATCCTCAACCAGCTTCAATCCTTCAAGGCGACCCATCATGAAGCGATACCGCTCCATGTCGGCGATCGTTCCATTTAGGACGATTTGTTCCGAGCTTTCTCTAAGAGATCTGATCTCACGAAGCACTGCTTCTGCAAATTCAAGCATGGTTGGTTTCCATGAAAAAGCAGCCAGTTTTGCGCACCGGCCGAGGCGCTTATCGACTTAGTAAATCTTGACTGGGCGGTTGCCATCCTTCTTCTTGACCGTGCGCACAGCACCCATGACGCCGCCGTCCTTCATGCCGCGCGACTTGCCGGCCTTCGCATACGCGATCGCTGCCGCCTGTTTCACCGCAGCGGACTTGCTCTTCGGCTTGCTCGTGCCAATGCGGCCCTTTTCCTTGTAGGTGCCGACAAGCTCGCCGATGTTGCGGCTAATCGTCTTCTGGCTCGATCCCTTTTTAAGCGGCATTCCGTCCTCCTCGCTGTGCCTGAAGTTGTAACTTCGCTTGGTCAATCTGCATCGACTGCTGGGCCTTTTGCGTCTCAAGTTGGAGCTTCTGCTCGTCGAGCTTCATCTTGGCCTGATCGGCCGCGGCGCGCTGATCGAGTTCCTGCTTCTTGAGTGCCACCAGCGGGTCTTCTCCACCGCCTGCGGCCTCGCCCGAAAGCTGCCCTTGCATGCCCTTCACTTCCTGCATGTACGTGGCCACCTTGATCGCCACCATGCCTTCCTTCTGTAGTGCCGAAACCATGCGATCCGGGTCCGTCCCGTAAGTCTTGAAGATGTCCGCTTCGACATCCTCTTCGGCCTTGATCCGAATGTGCTCGAAGATGTGCTGCTGAAGCTCCATCGCCGCCATCGGAGTCGACTGAAGGATCGGTGACATGCCCATGAGCAAGTGCGCGACGATGTGCGCGTCATGCTGCTGGCCCGGGAAGGCCTTGAGCTTCATCCCGTTCAACACAGAAGAGTTCTCGGACGCCGGATCACGGGGCATCTGGTTGTTCTGCGGGATCAAAATGCCGTCGATGTCGCGGATGTTCAGCGCGGAATACACACGGTAGTACGCTTCGTACATGTTGTGCATCTGCGGGGCGCCCTGCGCCATCTGCAACTGCATCTGTGCAAGCTGGATGCGCTGCGCGGAGCTGAAAATGTTCGGGTCAGCAACCGGCAGCACCGAAACGATCTTGTCGAAGTCCGTGCGCTTGACCTTGCGGCTCGCCCCCGGCACATCGTACGGGTACTCGTCGTCGAGGTACTGGCCAAAGCCCTCAAAGAGCAGCCGGAACTCAAGCGACTGGGCGTAATGCAGGCGCTTGTGGATCGCCGACATCACCATGGAGCCACGCTCGAGCAATGCGAGCGTCGTGCCGACCTGCGCGTACTGATTTCCGTCGCCGACCTGCATGTCGGCCGTGCTCGAGAGGCGCTTGCCGGCGTCTACGAGGAATCCGAGCAGCGCAAACAGCACTTGGCTCGGTTCTTTGTACGGCAACGGCAGCAAAGACGACTGCAACTCCGCGCCGCCCGCGTCAATGTCACGCCACTCGCCCGGTTGGATCGGATCCGAGTCGTCCGCGATGCGCGCGCCCTTGGCCTTGAAGCCCGCAGGCAGGTTGGCAAGCGTTCCGGCGTCAATTAATTGACGCAACGCGCTCGTGGCCGACTTGGAAAGGCCGCCAATGAGGTGCACAAAGCCCAAGCCATACGCGCCGGGGCCTTCCACCAGCACGTAGTGAACAAAATAATTGCGCCGACGCTTGAGTTCGTCGTCTTCGCGCCAGTTTCGGCGGATTCCAATGACTTTTAGCGAGTCTTCGGCAAGCGTTACGACGTACGGAAGCTTGATTCCCGTCGGTTCGCCGTCTTCGCCAATCTCTTCGAAGCCCGGCAGGTCCAAATCGACCAGCATTTCGAGCAAAAATACCTCGCCAGCCTGGTCCGTCGGCTGCACACCCGTCACTTTGTCGATTGCCGCCTGGATTTTGCTCGGGTCCGCGGGCGTCGGCTCAAGATCAACCGCAATATCGAGGTATTCGCCGATCAAAACGCGCTTGCGGAACTCGTTTGAGTCCATCGCAATGCGGTGCGTCAGCCGCGAACACTGCGAAACGACGCTCGAACCGTTGTACGGGATGTACACATCGTCTGCCAGGCACAGACGCGACACCATCCGACCGAGCTGAAAGTCGTAATAGACCTTCTTGAAGGTCGATCCGCCGTATCCGGTGTAGTACAGGAGCTGGTCGAACTCCGGGGTGTACTCCTCCATCACCGTCGTGAGCTGGTAATTCATGAAGTCCTGCACGCGCGCGGCTTGCTGGAACTTGTCGACGGTCTCTTTGCCTAGTACTTGCGTGCGAACCGGGCCGCCCGCGGGCATCAATTCCTTAAATGCCTGCGACTGGAACTGGATGATCGCCTCTTGCAGCATCGGATGCGTCGCGCCAGAGGCGCCACGGAAGGGCTTGGTGCGCTCTTCCATGCGTAGGCCCAGCAATTCCAGGCCCTTGGCGTACATCTGCTCCCAGTCCGATCGCGATCCCTTGTCCGCCTCGAACATCGCCGAGACATCAATCGCAATCCGACCGAGGTCATCCGGGTCTACAACCTCCGCAAGGTTCGCGTAGAAGTCAACTTCCTTCGCGGCCTCCGGGCCAATCTCCACAACCGCCCCGCCATCCGGCTCCAGAACGATCTCGATCTCCGGCGCCTCCTCTGGCGCACCCTCGGCAATGACCAAGATGCCTGCGTCAGGGGCTTGGTTGATCGCTTTATCAATTGGCATGTTGATATCCTA